ATTTAAAGGTGAATCATCTGGTAAAGAAATAAAAACAATTGAATTTGAAGGTGGTGGATACCTTTTTGGAACCGTTCATAGAGACGAAAAAATGGTTGATGATATTGTAAATCAGGTAAAAGCAACTGTGCCAAAAGAAAAGTGGAAAGATATTGTATTTGTTGGTGAAGGTGGTGCAACCGGTAATAGTGGTGAATTGGAGTTCAATGATGAAATGATACCTGCACAAGAAAAATTTAAAGAAATGGGTGCGGGTGTGGATAGTTTTGATGGAGATGCATTAGATGTACACAAACCCGAATCTGAATTATATAAATCACAAGAGAAACAAACTGGTCTTTCACAAAGTAAAATCAAAGCTGGTAATTGGGCTAGTATGATTGGACAAGGTGAGGGTACTGATACAATGGAGACATCTAAATTTTTAGATGATGAAGGTAAACAATTCTTACAAGATGCAGCTAAAGAAGCAGGATTGCCTCCAATAGAAAATTTCGATAACCCAACAGGTGAAAAGCCAAGTGAAGAAAATGGTTGGAAAGGAACGGGTGATAAAGGAACATTATATAGATTGTCTTTTCCAGACGATAATGGCGATAGAGAAACAGGGGTAAACGATGTTCAAGTTGCATTTAATAAAGCAAGAGACCTTAATATTATTAAAAAACAAAAAGAATTATCTGCACAAGGTAAAATACCGGTTGTAGTTGCAGGTGAGGGACATGCTGATTTAGTTGATGATATATGGAGACAAAAAAACAAAAACGAACAAATTCAAATGAAAGAAGAATTATTACCATTAGTTGATAAAATGATTGGTCAAATTATTGAAGGATTTATTGAAGAAGCTAATCCGAAACCATCTCAAACACATCCTGGATATTATCATAGAGGGGGTGGGTATTATTCTAAACAAGCTGATGGTGATATTACACATAAAACCGATGATGGTGCTTTAAGAAAATTAACAGCAAAAGAAAAAGCAGATAAGAATAAAACAGCAGCTCCTAAACCAAAAGCACAAGTTGGTAAAACAATTGCTCCAAGTGGATTTAGACAAACCAAAGATTTAAAAAAATCAACTCCAAAGGCAGAACCAAAACCGGTAACTACGGATAATTCAATTCCATCGGTAGTTTCTAATGGATTAAATAATGGTAGTTTACAATCATTGAGAAGTGTAAATGCAAAATTGATTTCAGATAGAGATAAGGGAATAGCTGGAGCGGGTGGTCCTGTTGCATCATATGGAGAAGCTGCACTTACTACATTTGCAAACAAATTACAAGAAGTTGGTGGGTTTGAAGGATATGTAGCGGGAAATAAAAACGCAGTTGCTAAAAAAGTTGGTGAAATTAGCAAAAATAGAAAAGCATTTAAAAGTTCAATAGAAACCGTGGCTAGACAATTGGGATTTGTTTTACCAAAGGATGAAGCTAAAGTTTTAGAATATATTGGTGCAAGAATCGTATTTGGTGATAATGAATTGGCTAGATTGAAAAAAGATAAAAATTCATTATGGTATAAAACCGGAAAACAAGGATTTGGACAAGATGAAGATGCGTTTAGAGCATGGGCTAGAGCGGATTTTGATGGAGCAATATCAACTAGAATATTAATTCAAGAACAATCTAAAATTGATACAAGCAAAGATTATATTGTTATACAATCAGACCCAAAGAAGGGTGGACATGATGATGGTATTATAAACCATTTGAATTCTAAATTAGAACAAGCGAAAGCAAAAGGTAATAAGGATGATATAGCACATTATCAAGCCGAAGTATATGCGTTTACTAAATTAGGATTCCATGATACTATGGCAGTTGGATTTGATAAGAAAGGAAGAACAACTGTGTTCAGTATTACAAATAAAAAACAAGATGACTTACAAGATATATGGGGTAATACAACTCCTGAATATGCTTTAAATTTAATTAAAGATTCTTTTGGACCTAAAGTATCTGGTACGGTTGTAAGTGTTATTGAAGATGGAATACTTAAAGTTTCAAATAGTAAAAAAGCAACAACAAGACTGTTTTCTACAATGAAATTAAATGATGATTTTGTTGCTGTATGTGATACACCACAAATGAAAAAATATATGGGACAATTAAAATCTCATAAAAAATTCAATCAATGGTTATCTGATAAAAAATATAATCCAACCGAAACAAAAGAGTGGTTAGTTCTTGCACAAAAATATGCAAAAGAAAACGATGATGCTCCATACGAACCATTTGGAAAATTTGTACATAAAGTTGGTGAGTTGGCGCAAGTTGGACCGTTTGTAAGAAAACATACTGAAATTAATTTTGAATCTTCTGCAGTTAAAAAAGCAGTTCAGAATAAAAACGATGAAAAGGAATTAACTGCAGCGGTGCATAGAGATGTAGTGGATTCAATAGCGGAAGCAGATAAAGTAGCTGGATATCCTAAAAAGGATGGTGTAAATGGTCCACATACACAAGCATATCTTACAACTGTAATGCATTCAATGCACTTTGATTTGATGGTTGAAAACTTTGATGGTAATTTAGGAGCTATCACAGGTATAAGAGGTTCAGTTCCATCAGACTTTAGAGAATGTTTAACGAAATTAAGTGGATTTAAAGGTGAAATCAAAACAAAAGAAGGAAGAGATTTACTAAATAAACACTTATTACAAAGATGTAAACTAAATCCACAAACAAGAGCTATTGAAATTACAAATGAAGAAGGTACTAGTGTTTTGGCAGAAGATACTTGGAGAACTGCTGGTACATCTCAAAAAGTAGAAAAGAAACTTGGGGGTGGTTTAAGAAGTTGTATTACTAACAGAATTGATAAAAGACAAGCCGATAAACGAGCAAAGGGTATGTAAAAATACCCTTTCATCCGTTTTTTCATATTTATAGATGATATAAAAAGAAAAGGGAAAAGCGGATGAAAACACAGTTACTATGTACGTTTACAACGAAGGGTGAGTTACAGAATACATTACAATTAATTAGAGAAACTTACCACATCGTTTATAATTACATTTATATTCTCCAAAATAAGGCGAATTTAGATGAATTATTTATCACGTACAATATTGATACAGCATTCCAACCGGATACTCCGTTGGAAAATACAATTTTAATACATAGAAAAAAAGAGTCTAACTCACTTTATACTATTAATGCTCTTAACGAATTGGTTAAAGAGGAAAATGGTGGAGTGTTAGATACTTCTTTTGTCATCAATTGGCAGAAGTTTAAAAATTCAATCATATTAACCAATGCCGAAGGTACTAAAAAAATTCAAACAAGAGTTTTTGAAGTAATTGACTTTGGTGAAGGAAAAGAAGTTATAACTGAAGAACGCAAATAATATTATTATGTTATTAAAAAAAGGTGATAACAACGAAAACGTAAAATTGATGCAGGAGAAATTAGGTATCTCTCCGGCAGTTACTAACTTTGGACCTAAAACCGAAGCAGCAGTAAAAGAATTCCAAGCTAAAAACGGACTTCCTGCAGATGGTATTGTAGGTGATGCAACTTGGGCTAAAATTATGGGAGAGGGAACTCCACCACCGGCACCAGCAGCACCAATAGCACCAGTAGGTGGCTTAAAATTAGATAAATTAAAAGGACACATTCCTGATGCAGTAATCGCTATGATTCCTGATACGGCAGCTAAGTTCCAAATTAATACTCCATTGAGATTAGCACACTTCTTAGCACAATGTGGACATGAGAGTGGTGGATTTAGAGTAACACAAGAAAACCTAAACTATTCGGCTAAAGGATTGGCTGGTATCTTTAAGAAATATTTCCCAACTGAAGCAGCGGCAACTCCATATGCTAGACAACCACAAAAGATTGCAAACAAAGTATATGCAAATCGTATGAGTAATGGTTCGGAAGCAAGTGGTGATGGCTACAAATTCAGAGGTAGAGGATATATCCAATTGACAGGTAGAGATAACTACACTCAATTTGGTAAAGCAATTGGTGAAGATATCGCAAATAACCCAGATGCAGTTAGTGGACAATACGCTCTATTATCAGCGGCTTGGTTCTGGTCTAAAAACGGATTGAACAAATTGGCTGATGGTGGTGCAAGTGATACCGTTGTAACATCTATTACTAAAAGAGTAAATGGTGGTACAATTGGTCTACCAGACCGTATTAAGCACTTTAAAGAATATTATCATTTATTAGCATAAAATTTGGTAGATTTCTAAAAAAGTTGTATATTTATAGTATAAAGTAAAAAAAATGGCAAATATCAAATTAAAAGAATTACTGGAAGCTAACATAGACCCTAAATTGGTAGCTAGAAGTAAAGAAAGTGGAAAACTTGTTTATTTCAAAACACCACAAGCTAAAGATGCGGCATTAAAAGCTGGTTCTCACGTAGAACCTAAAGCTAAAAAAGGTGAAGAACCTAAAGTAGATGCAAAACCAAATGATATGTTTGGTGGAGATTATGCAAAAGATAGAGGTGGTGAATCTCCTGAAGATAATACATCAATTGACGGACAAACTGATGATGAATTATATGATGCTTTGTATGATATGGGATATGATTTTGGAGAACTTGGTAGTGATGATTTTGATGAAGAAGGGTTTGCTGATGCAGCGATGAGTTTAGGTTATCGTTGGGATGATAAAAATAAAGTATGGTATAATAGAGATGAAGTGGATGATGATACAAACGAATCAACGAAACTAACATCAATGATTAAAAAATAAACAAAAGGGAGAAACTAAAAATTCTCCCTTTTTTATTTGGTATTGTCACAAATTTATCGTATATTTGTTACACATTTGATAAGAAAATAGATGGAAATTTATTACAAAAAAAGATTTGGAAATATCGGAAAATTGTTGTATATTTGTATTTCTATTATATTTATTAATGTAACGGAAGTGTAGGAAAGACACTATAATCCAACCTTAAAACATAAACGTTTTAAACCTTAAACTCTTAAAACTTAAAAGAAAATGGCTATTAATTTAGACGCAATTAAGAGCAGACTTAACAAACTGCAAAACACCCAAAGAACAACTGTAGAACTTTGGAAACCAGCACCGGGAAAACACACTATTCGTTTAGTCCCTTACAAATTCAACAAAGAGAATCCTTTCATTGAATTGTACTTTCACTACAACATTAACAACAAAACTTATCTATCTCCGATGTCATTCGGTAGACCTGACCCAATTGTTGAGTTTGCTGACAAACTTAAAAGAATGGGTGATAAGGAAGATTGGAAAGCTGCTAAAAAAATGGAGCCGAAACTTAGAACTTTTGTACCAGTATTGGTAAGAGGTGAAGAAGGTGAAGGTGTAAAATTTTGGGGCTTTGGAAAAACTGTATATCAAGAGATTCTTGGTTATATGGCAGATCCTGATTACGGTGATATTACTGACCCAAATGAAGGTAGAGATATTACGGTTGAAGTAGTATCAGCTGAAGACAGTGGTACATCTTACCCTGTAACAACAATCCGTGTTAAACCAAAGGAAACTCCGTTGGCAACATCTAAAGAAGATACGGACAAGTATTTAACTTCTCAAAAAGAAATTACTGAACTTTATTCAGAATTAACTTATGCAGAATTGAAAAATGTATTAGAAGGTTGGTTAAATCCATCAGCAACATCAGAAGATGAAAAATCAGCATCAGCTGAAACACTTTCATCAACTGCTAAAAATGATGATGATGAAGCACCATTCGATACAACTCCATCAAAACCGGCGGCAGCACCAGCTAAAAAATTAGATGATGTAGCAGCAGCATTTGATGACCTTTTCAATTCATAAAATAAGTTAATATATGGCTAAAGCAACTAAGGAAGTAGACTTGGCAGCAGTACTTGCCGAGTCCCTTAACAAACAATCAAAAGACCAAAAGGTAGCATTCTTTTTGGACTCGGATGAAGCTCCCACAAATGTAGAGGGATGGATTTCAACCGGAGCATCAATGTTAGATGTGGCTATCTCAAATCGCCCGTATGGTGGTTTGCCTGTTGGTAGAATTACCGAAGTGACAGGATTGGAACAAAGCGGTAAATCATTACTTTCAGCACACTTACTTGCCGAAACACAAAAGTTAGGTGGTATCGCTGTGTTAATTGATACTGAAAATGCCGTAAGTAGAGAGTTCTTGGAAGCCATTGGAGTAGATACAACCAAATTACTTTATGTAGCAGCTGAAACTGTTGAACAATGTTTTGAATATACTGAAACTATTATTGAGAAAGTGAGAACTAACTCAAAGGATAAGTATGTAACAATCGTTGTGGATTCAGTAGCAGCAGCATCAACTGAAAAGGAGATGGAAGCTGATTATGGTAAAGATGGTTACGCTACGGATAAAGCAATTATCATTTCCAAAGCAATGCGTAAAATCACAAACCTTATTGGTAGACAGAAAATCACATTGGTTTTCACAAATCAATTAAGACAGAAAATGAACGCAATGCCTTTCTCTGACCCTTGGACAACTTCTGGTGGTAAAGCAATTGCTTTCCACGCATCAGTTCGTTTGAGATTAAAGAGTATGGGAACGATTAAAGCAAAAGAAAATGGTAACGAAAGAATCGTAGGTATTAAAGTTCGTTGTCAAGTAGTAAAAAATCGTATGGGACCACCGTTACGTTCCGCTGATTTTGATATCTTCTTTGACAGAGGAATTGATAACTATGGTGCTTGGTTAGGACTAATGAAGGATAATGGTATTGTAAAACAATCAGGAGCTTGGTATGAATATATTGATATTGATTCAGGCGAAGTGATTAAATTCCAATCCAAAGATTTTCCAACAACATTAGAATCTAATCAGGAAATAAAAGAACAAATCTATAAAAGGATTTGTGAAGCAACAATTTCACAATACAAAAAAGATTCATTAGATACTGATAGTTTGGTGACAGACTCAGAAGTAATCGGTGATTAATTAAATGTTACAAAAAAATATGAAAGACTTATACAAAAAATTACTCAATGAAGTAGAATCTGAACATGAATCTAATGCCCAAAGGGTAAGGAATGGTAGAGTTCTTATCATAGATGGACTCAATA